CTCTTTTACACACTCGGAGTGATTTTTGAAGTTTTGCCGGCACAGCCGGCGTTGTGTCCGGACACAAGACAGGGCCTGGCGCCTGATGATTACGGAGAGGATGATCATGGGACTGACAGCGACGGAGAAACGTCTCCGGACGGCGATGAAATCGCTGAAGACATGGAAGCCGGAGTTCGCCGACGCGGTGAACATCTGCGCGAACCTGATGGATCAGTACAAAATTCTGAATGCCGGGATTTGTTCCGGCGCTCTTCCGATGTTTGATCCGACGGAAACCGGAGGCACCCGGAAGTCCGCCGCGGTGACAACCGCTGAGGGGCTGCGCCGGGATATTCTGGCATACTTGAAGGAACTGGGCCTGACGACCATGGCCGTGAAGCGGCTGGACGCCCAGGAGAATCTTCCGGAGAGTAACGTGCTGGCGGACGCACTGAGACGGCTTGGTGATGGAGAGTGATCAAAGGAAAGTACGCCGCGGCCGTGGAGGCATACGTTGACGGACTGATCAGCGGCGCGATTGTCGCAGAGGAAGACCGCATCCTGGCAGCCAGGCGCTTCCGGGCGATGTGCGCGGATCCGCGCTATGAGGTGCGGACCAGGGACGCCGATTTTGTAATCGGCATTATAGAAACGACGATGGTTCACCGGCAGGGCGAGAAGCTGGACGGCACGCCGCTGCGGGATACTCCGTTCCTGCTGGAACCGTGGCAGAAGTTCTGTGTTTACGGAATGCTCTGCTTTTTTTATGCCGGCACAAAGGAACGGGTAACGAAGGAAGCGCTGATCTTCGTTCCCAGGAAGAACGGGAAAACGGCCTTCATCATGGGCCTGTCGTTCGGGCTGGCCGTCCTGGAGCGGATGAGCGGGGCGAAAGTATACGTTGTAGGCGCAGCGCTCAAACAGGCCAGGGAAACTTTCGACAGCTGGCTCTATAATGTGGAGCATCATCTGTACAAGGACAGGAACGCCGCCAAGAAAGACGGATGGCGCATCCTGGACAACGCTTCCGAGCATAAGATTGAGAACAGCAGCCTGGCGGGCGGCAGCGTATCGCTGAACGCCCTGGCAAGCAATCCGGACGCGCAGGACTCTTTCAACTGTAACATCGTAATCGCCGACGAGATCCATGCTTACAAGAGTCCGAAGCAGTACAACATTCTGAAGGAAGCCACAAAGGCGTACACGAACAAGCTGGTCATCGCGATCACGACCGCCGGCGATGACGGCACATCCTTCTGTGCCCAGCGTCTGGCATACGCTCAGCGGGTACTCCACGGAAAGTACCAGAATGAAAACCTGTTCGCGTTCATCTGCCACGCGGAACAGGACGAGAAGGGCAACGTCGATATCCTGGACCCGGTGCAGCATCAGAAAGCGAATCCGAGTTACGGCGTGACGATCCGCCCGGCGGACATCATGAACGACGCCCAGCAGGCGGCGGACGATCCGCAGCAGCGGAAAGACTTCATGGCGAAGTCTCTGAACATCTTCACGGCGCAGATGAAGGCGTACTTCCAGGTTAGCACCTTCAGATGGTCGAACGTGAAGGCCGGCGAGGCGCTTGGAATCGATCCGGACTGGACGCTGGATGAAAAGATCCGGCATATCCTCCGCCTGCCGATCAACTGGTACGGCGGCGCGGACCTGTCGAAGATGCACGACCTGACGGCTGCCGTGCTGCACGGATGCTACAAGGACATTGATATCTGCCTTCCGCACGCCTGGTTTCCGGTTGTGGCCGCCCACATCAAAGCCGACCAGGACAACATCCCGCTGTTCGGATGGAAGGACGACGGATGGCTGGATATGTGCAACGCTCCGACAAACAACCACAGCGACGTGGTGCGGTGGTTCGTTGAGAAACGGCAGCAGGGATTCAGGATCCGGCAGATCGGTCACGACCGGAAGTTCTGCCGGGAATACTTCATCGGCATGAAGGCGGCGGGCTTTACGGTGGTGGACCAGCCGCAGTACCACTACAAAAAGAGCGAGGGATTCCGGCGCATTGAGCAAAAGGCGCTCAATGGGCTTTTTTATTACTTCGGCAGCGAGGCATACGAATACTGCGTGCAGAACGTGCTGGCCGAGGAAAAGACGGACGATATGATCCAGTACTGCAAGATTGAGGACAACCGGCGCATCGATATTTTCGACGCGGACGTGTTTGCCACGGTCCGCATGCTGGAGTGCCTGGAAAAGAGCGGAAAGGCAAGCAGCTGGTTCGGATCTGAACAGACGGCCGGCGGTTAAACGGAGGATGACGGAAGATGAGCGCGACGACTTTACTGGCCAGCATGATCAACCGGCTGCGCGGGCTTCACGGTTCCGGCGGAGATATCTCCGCGCAGAAGCGGGAAAACATAGATCTGAAGACGGCGTCCGGTATCGCGCTGTGGCTGGGCCAGGACGACATCAAATGCGCCGGCTATACGCGGCTGTGCGATAACCCGCAGATCATGACGGCGTGCCTGCGGATCGCGGAGCTGATCGGCAGCATGACGATCTATCTGATGAACAACACCGAAAGCGGCGACGAGCGGATTATTAACGAGCTGAGCCGGAAGATTGATATCGAGCCCTGCGAGAACATGACGCGGATCGAATGGATGACGGCGGTGGTAATGAACCTTCTGCTGTACGGCAACGGGAACAGCATCGTTGTTCCGCATACGAAAAACGGCATCCTGCAGGACCTGGAGCCGATCAGCGCCCAGCGGGTCAACCTGCAGGCGAAGCCGGGCAGCTACAGGGATTACACCGTGCTCATTGACGGCAAGGCGCACAGCCCCGCCGACGTGATGCACTTCGCTTACAATCCGGATCCGACTTACCTGTGGAAGGGCCGCGGGCTTACGGTTGTGCTGAAGGACGTGGCGAACAACATCAGACAGGCCCAGAAGACCGAAAACGCCTTCATGAGCAGCGAGTGGAAACCATCCATCATTGTAAAGGTGGACGGGCTTACGGATGAGTTTGCAAGCCCGGAGGGACGGGCGAAGCTGCTGCGGGACTATGTGCAGCCGTCCACGCCGGGAGCGCCCTGGATGATTCCGAGCGAGGCGTTTGACGTGACCGAGGTCCGGCCGCTGAGCCTGCAGGATCTGGCGCTGAAGGACACGGTGGAGCTGGATATCAAGACAATCGCGATGGTGATCGGCGTGCCGGCGTTCCTGCTGGGCGTGGGCGCCTTCAACCGGGATGAATGGAATAACTTCATCCAGACAAAGGTCCGGGCGATCGCCATGGCGATTCAGCAGGAAATGACCAGGGCGCTGATCATCAGCCCGAAGTGGTACCTGCAGCTGAATTTCTGGAGCCTGATGGATTACGACCTGGGCAGCGTGAGCAACCTGCTGCTTGCCGGCGCCGACCGCGGATATGTGAACGGCGACGAGTGGCGCGACCGGATGCACATGCCGCCCGCCGGGCTGAAGGAGTACAAGGTGCTGGAAAATTACATTCCCTACGATGACTCCGGAAAGCAGAAGAAGCTGATCCAGGATGAATGACCGGCGAGGAACCATAAAGAATCCGCAGACGCACGGCACGTGCGGACTGTGCGGACGGCACGACAGGGACCTGTACATGATCGCGGCCGGCGATTATATCGGCTGGGCGTGCGGGGAATGCCGGAAGCAGCTGCGGGACGGTTTTATCCGGCAGTTCTGCGGAACGGTTGAACATACGGAGCCGGGCGAATGACCGGAGAGAGGAAACGGATATGGCATACAGATGCGGACAGGCGATCATCGGGAGGGCGGAGGAACCGATCCGCTGCAAGGTGAGCGGCACGGTGTGCGCTCATCAGAAAATGTGTTTGATGGAGGGCCGGATTGTGCTTACGGACGGCGCTCTTGAATGCCCGGCCAGGTACGGAAAGATACCGGATCAGGTGGCTTTCCGGTTGCCCCCTGAAACCCCTTCGGAGGATGCAGGCACAAAGAAACCGGCAGCAAAGAAGCCGGCGAAAAAAGGAGCGAAAGCGAAATGATCACACGGGACAAGGATCGGCAGGTACGGGCCGCGGTTACGACATTCGAGACGCGGGAAGAGAAAGACCGCCTGCACATTGAAGGATACTTTTCTGTATTCGACAGCATGTATGAAATCGGGCCTGGCATGACGGAAAGCGTAGCCAGGAACGCTTTCGATAAGACTCTGAGCGGAGATATCAGAGCGCTGACCAATCACGATTCCACTCAGGTGCTGGGACGCACAAAGGCCCACACGCTTGAACTGCGCGTGGACGAGCACGGACTGTGGGGTGACATCACGATCAATCCGAACGATCAGGATGCCATGAACCTGTACGAGCGCGTCAAACGCGGCGATGTGGACCAGTGCAGTTTCGGATTCAACATCATCAGCGAGGAAACCGAGTTCCGGGATGATGGGTCTGTCCACTGGACGATCACCGAGGTGGAGCTGTTTGAGGTGAGCGTCTGCACGTTCCCCGCGTACGAGCAGACCAACGTATCCGCACGCGAAGCGCAGCGGGACGCGCTGAGTCGAAACCGCCTGGAAGACTGGAAACAGTCGGCGCGGGCGAGAATTCACAAGGAGGGCTGAATTATGGCTCTGAAAACCCTGATGCTGCGCCGGCAGATCGATCTGAAGAAAAAGGCCCTGGGCGAGCTGAATGATAAGCTGGCCGGATTCGCGACCCGCGAAAACGAGCTCGAACAGGCCATTGCTGAAGTCGAGACCGACGAACAGCGTACCGCGGTGGAGGAAGAAATCACCGCGTTTGAGTCTGAGCGTTCCGAAGCCCAGACGGCCGCGGACCAGCTGACGGAGGAGATCCGCAACCTGGAAAACGAGCTGGAGAGCGAGGAGGCCCAGCAGGACACCACTGCTCCGGAAGAGAGCGAAACACCCGCCGCGCCTGCGGCGGAGGAAAACAGAGGAGGAATTATCACTATGAACCGTCGTTTCCGCGATTTCAATCAGCAGGAACGGGAAGCGTTCCTGGGCATCCAGGGCGTGCATGACTTCCTGGGCGAAGTCCGCGCCGCGATCAAAGAAAAGCGCGCCCTGACCGGCGTCGGCCTGACCATTCCTGAGGCCATGCTGGGCCTTGTGCGGGCTGAGATGGCCGCCAACTCCAAGCTGCTCCGGTTTGTTGACCTGCGCAGCGTCAGCGGCAAGGGCCGCCAGAATATCATGGGCAAGATTTCCGAGGGCGTATGGACGGAGATGTGCGCCAACCTGAACGAGCTGAGCCTGGCGTTCAACCAGGTTGAGGTTGACGGCTTCAAGGTCGGCGGCTTCGTGGTCGTCTGCAATGCCGTTCTGGAAGACAGCGACATTGCCCTGGCCAACGAGATCATCTCCGCCATCGGCAAGGCTATTGCCAAGGCCCTGGATAAGGCGATCCTGTTCGGCGACGGATCCAAGAAACCCGTCGGTATCGCGAAGCGCCTGAGCGTTTCCAGCCAGCCCGCCTGGTGGGGAACCAATGAACCGGCCTTCACCGACCTGCATGAGTCCAATGTCCGGACCATCAACAAGAGCACCGCTTCCGGCGCTGAATTCTTCATTGCCCTGCTGGCTGAACTGGGAATCGCGAAGCCCGTGTATTCCGGCGATGGTCTGTTCTGGGCCATGAACCGGAAAACCCACCTGGATATCCTGGCGAAGGCTCTGGCCGTGAACGCCAACGGCGCTTATGTCGCCGGAACGAACCTGATGCCCATCCTGGGCGGCGAGGTCGTCGAGTTTGAAGATGACGAAATGCAGGATTACGAAATCATCGGCGGTTTCGGCGGCAACTATCTGCTGGCTGAACGCGCCGGGATCGAGTTCGATTCCAGCAAGGATTTCATGTTCCTGCAGGATGAGACCGTGTTCAAGGGCACTGCCCGTTATGACGGCCGCCCGCTGGCCGGCGAAGCCTTCGTGATTGTGAACTACGCGAACACTTCTCCGACCACGACCGCTGACTTCGCTCCCGATGACGCCAACAGCGTCCAGAGCATCCAGCTGAACACCCACACCGGATCCATTGCCGGCACCGGCACCCTGAAGCTGAAGGCGATTACCAAGCCCGGCAAGGGCACCGTGACCTGGACTTCCAGCGCTGAGGGCAAGGCCACCGTGAGCAGCGACGGCGTTGTGACCGGCGTGACCGCCGGCACGACTCTGATCACCGCGACCTGCAACGGCCTGACCGATAGCTGCACGGTGACCGTGACCTGACCGGAAGCGGAATAAATGACTGACACAGAGAGGAGAACAGCATGCGAACGCTGATTGCGATACCATGCATGGAAATGGTGCATACTCTGTTTTTCACATCGTTTGCAGCGATGCGGAAACCGGAAGGAACGGAGCTGGCTGTCGCAAGCTGTTCCCTCATCTACGAAGCCAGGCATACGCTTGCCAAAAAGGCTATGGATGACGGATTCGACCGGGTGCTGTGGCTGGACTCAGACATGACTTTCGATCCTGATCTTATGGAACGGTTCGCCGCCGATCTGGATCAGGGGCTGGAATATGTCTGCGGACTCTTCTTCACCCGGAAGCATCCGTGTAAACCATGCGTATATGAGATCTGTCACAACATGCCGAATGCACGGGGCAAGATGGAACCGACAGCGACAAGCTTCTCCGAGATCCCGGACGGAATATTCGAGATCGAGGGCAGCGGTTTCGGCGCGGTCATGATGACCGTGGACCTGATCCGCAAAGCGGGAGCGCTGCCATTCTTCCCGGAGCACGGATACGGCGAGGATCTGACGTTCTGCCGGAAGGCCAGGGCGGCAGGAGCGAAGCTGTACTGCGATCCGCGGATCAAGGTCGGGCACGTCGGCGTGTCCGTTTACAGTGAAGATACCTGGAAAAGTACGAAGGGGTGAGAGGCATGGGCGTAAATACACGGGACGCGCTGGCACTGGTAAAGCTGCGGCTGAACCGGCTGCCCGGCGACACTTCCCTGGACACTTATCTGGGCTATCGGATTACGGCCGCGATCGAAGAACTGGAAGGAACCGGAATCGTCCTTGACGACGGGAACGAGGATCTTCTGCTCGTGGTTGATACGGCTGTATGGCAGTACCAGAACCGGGACAGCGGAGCCGGCATGCCGGAATGGCTGCGGCTGAGGCGCCGGGAAAGGTGGCTGCAGCAGCATTCACGGGAGGCGGCTGAGGATGATTCTTGATACCGGGATCTGTACGGTTTTCCGGAAGTCTGACAGCGCCTCCGCCGGCAGCATGCCGACAGCGACCTATGCGCTGATCGGCTGCAGCTGGTACCGTGAGCTGAGTTATGAGACCTCCCCGGAATGGCAGACCGAAGGACGGAAGGAACAGAAGGCGGACGGCCGGATCAGGATCCTGCAGAACCACGGCGTCGCGCAGAACGACGTGGTCGTGCTGGAGCAGCTGGCGGCGTTCAAGGACAAATCCGCGAACGCGCCCGTTTATCGGATTACCCGCGCGTATCACGGGATCGATGACGACGGCCCGACGCCGATCTCCGACCTGACGCTGGAGGTGGTAAAGCCATGACGCTGGATGAGATCAAGGCGCTGCTGGTAACTGCAGATCCGAATATCCGGCACTATTTTTCCATGTCTGACGCGGAGGCTTATTCCTACTGGGAAGAAACGCAGCGGCTGCCGTTCATGGCGGACGACGCGCACGACGCAAGCAACCAGGCATGGAAATTTTATGTTCACAGGTACACCAAGACGGAAGACGACGCTATCGCCCAGGCGATCTTTGACACGCTGGACGCAGATCCGCGCACGACGGTGAAATGGATTATCAATCCTGAGCCCCAGGACGGATATATCCATCACATCTTTGAATGCGAGGGATACTGATGGCGAGATTTGAATGCCAGGGGCTGGATAACCTTGTGGACCAGATGCGGCGGATGGGCCAGGATTCCGGCCCTGTCGCGGTGGAGATGGTGGAAGCCGTCAGCGAGATGATCCGGGACGAATGGCGCGAATCGGCGACGGCCCACGGCCACGTTGACACAGGCGCCATGGTGGAATCTGTCGGCTACGGTGTTCCCGTCAACGCCGGTAACCTGATCTACAATGACATCTATCCGCAGGGTACTGACGGAAAGGGTGTACGGAACGCCACAAAGGCGTTCGTTCTTCACTACGGAAAACACAATATGCCGGGTTCTTACTGGGTGGACGAGGCCGAGACACATGCCGGACCGAGAGCGCTTAGTATATGCCAGGCAATCTGGGACAGCTTCCTCGCTTCGAGGGGCTGATTTTTTTACAGGAGGTAAAGGATATGCCTTATATCGGTATGAGACATGTGGTGGTTGCGAAGGTTTCCGCCCACACGCCCGGAGCCGAGCCGACTTACAGCGCCGGCATGGTCATGGGCAAAGCCATCTCCGGCAACCTGACCATCAACCGGAACAATAATCCGCTGTACGCGGACGACGGGATCTCCGAGGATGACAACGGGATCACGAGCATGGAGCTGGAGCTTGGCCTGGACGACCTGCTGGAAGACGTGCAGGACTATATCGGCCTTCTTGAAAAGAAGACGACCGGCACCGGTTCCGCCGCGGTAGATACGTACTATGACACGGACGCCGCCGCGTACGAGGTGGGCGTCGGCTACGTCCGCGTCCGCCGGAAGAACGGCGCGACCAAGTACCAGGCGCTGTGGATCTATAACACGTTGTTTTCCATCACGTCTGAGAGCGCTCAGACGAAGGGTGAAACAATCGAGTGGCAGACACCCACGGCGACCGGCCGCTGCAAGGGGCTGGACGTGGACGGTTCCGGAAAGATGAAGTTCCGCAAGCGTCAGCTCTTTGACAATGCTGCTGATGCGGAATCGTACCTGAACGCCCTGGCCGGAATCACCTGACAGCCAACCGAACAACCCGGACAGGAATAACCCTGTCCGGGCTTTTTTGAACAATGGAGAGGGGAAACATCATGGAGAGCAATTTAACAAAGAAACAGCACACGGTAAAAATCGCCGGACGGGTGTTCCCGCTGGCATTCCCACTGAGAGCAATGCTGGAGATGCAGAACCGCATCGAAGGCTTCAATTTTAACGATATCAGCAAGATGGTATCGAAGCCGGAGATCCTGCTGCCGATGCTGCTGATCCTGGCGGAGAACGGGGCTTTGCTGAACGGTGAAAAGCTGGATGTTGACCTGGACTGGATCACGCTGCACACGCCGGCAAACCTCAAGAAACTGATCAGCCTGCAGCTGGCCGTGATCGAAACCATCACGGACGGAATGAGCATGGAGACCGAAGAGGATGACGAGCGGGAGCATGAGGTTGACCTGGTCCTGCAGGAAATCCAAAAAAAAAGTCCGACAACCGACTCACCTGGCGAAAAATCACAGCCTGGGGACTGATCAGCGGGCTGGGGTTCGAGGAGATGCAGCTGATGCCTCCGGGAGTGATTCTGGATCTGTATATCTATCGCCGGAATTATGACGATATGGAGCATTGTCTTACCCGGTCCGTTCCGCCGATTTATGACTAAGGAGGCCGCTTATGGGCGACATTAAAACAAGGTTTGCACTGGAGGGCGAATCGCAGTTCCGAAGCGCGATGACCAACGCCGCCAACGCGATCAAGGTGCTGAACGCGGAGCAGAAGCTGGCAAAGGCGTCTTTCCAGCAGACGGGCGACGCGGAGAAGTACGCGGCCTCCCAGTCGGATATCCTGAAGAAAAAGATTGAGCAGCAGAAGACGGCCGTGGCAGCCGCCCAGCAGGCTCTTAAGAAGCTGACCGATAACGGCGTCAGCCCGGCAAGCAAGCAGTTCCAGCAGTGGCAGACGAAGCTGTATAACGCGCAGACTGCACTGACAAATATGGAAACCGAGCTGCAGAACGTGAACAGCACGATGGAGCAGACGGCTGATGCGGCAAGCGACGTCAGCACGGCCGTGAACAGCATCGGGAAGAAAATCAGCCTGGACCAGGTGATCAGCGGGATTAATACGATCACAACCGGGCTGGAAAACGCGGCAAAGAAGGCCGTGAACCTGGGCGAGACCATATGGAACAATATCATGAACAGCGCGAAATGGGCGGACGACACCGCAACCATGGCGCTGATGTACGGAATTGATATTGATAAATTCCAGCGGATGCAGAAGCTGGTAACAAACGGCATGGACACTTCGGTGGACGCCATACTGAAAAGCCAGCAGAAGCTGATGAAGGGCATCGGCGGGGATAACGCCGGGGCCATGAAATATCTGAATGATTTCGGGCTTGTGATCGATACTTTCGTCTCCAAGACGGAAACGGGCGGGAAAAAGTTCATAACAGAGGATTCGCTGGACCTGTTTTTCAGAGCAGGTCAGGCAATCATGAACATGGGCGACAGCATCGAAGCAGAAGCTGAAAAAGAAAACGCGGCGCAGAACATTTTCGGACGTAGCTGGAAAGAACTGATCCCGTTGTTCACACAGTATAAAACTGTGGACGAATATAGGGAGGCGCTGGACGGCGTCAATGTACTGCAAAAAGAAGAAGTCAACCAGCTGGCGGATCTGAACGACAAATATAACGAGCTGAAGGGGAATTGGGAAACGCTGCAGCAAAAGGTTGGTGCTGCACTGGCTCCGGCACTGACAAAGGCGGCGGAAGCGCTGAACGGCGTTCTGGATGAATTGCTGAAATACCTGGAAAGCGAAAAAGGCCAGGAGATGCTGGCCAGCCTGGGCGACGCTGTGGCAGAACTGCTCAAGGGTATAACCGACATGAGCGCAGAGGATGTGGTCAAGCAATTCGGGGACCTGCTGGGATCGCTGACAGACGGGCTGAAATGGATCAAGGACAACGGGGAAACGGTCGTCGGCGTTCTTGAAGGCCTGGGGATCGCGTTTGCCGGGCTGAAGGTATCGTCCATGGTCCTGACGTTCCTTAAACTTGTTACAGGACTGAAAGACCTGGGGATATTCGGTTCAAAAACTGCAAGCACAGCAGCAGAAACTGCGGGAGGCGGAGCGGTTTCCGCAATAAGTGGATTCATGGCCAGCGCACTTCCGAAACTGCAAACATTCTCAAGCACAAACGGCGGACCTGTATTGGACTGGCTGACGCACAATTCTCCGCTGGGGCCTGTATTTATGGGCCAGGAGTCTTTCGGGGACTTCCTCGCAAGAATGGCTGCGGAACAAGCGGAACGGACAGCCGGATTCATGGATAACTGGAATCCGTACAGCGAAGACTCAAATATTTTTGCGAAGATCTGGCTGACAAACGCACAGACCATAGACAAAGCGATTGAAAATCTGCAGGCGACAAACGGATGGGTGTTCGATGAACATACTTCAGCGGACGAGCTGATGGAAATGATCAACAACGGGAACCCGGTCCCTGTGGAGACGGAACCTGAGGTTCCGGAGAACGCGGCGCAGGACATTTCCAAGCAGGTGGGCGTTGTTCCCATCATGGCGCAGATCCACGCGATGGGTCTAGCCGCAGCCGGGATGATGGGACTGCTGGGCGGAGGAAATGTAAAGGGACACGCCAACGGCCTGTGGTCCGTGCCTTATGACGGTTATTTGGCATATCTGCATAAATCAGAGCAAATCGTCCCGGCGCGGGCTGTTGCGAGCCGGAACTTCTCCAGCAATCTGTATATCGAAAACATGAACATGAGCGGCGGGATGAGCGCGGACGCGCTGGCTGCCGCGATCGCCGGAAGGAACCGCCGGATGATGGCGGGATACGGGAGCTGAGAGCCTTCGGCTCCATTCTTTTTCCAATAAGCAGAGGAAAAGGGTGAAAAAATGGGTCAGAGTTATTTTATCTGGAACGGGATGGACTGCCGGAACATGGGCGTGGGCCTGTCAGGTCCGGTGCCGATCGTGCGCCCGGAGGAACGGGTTCAGCATATAGAAATACCGGGCAGATCCGGGGATATGACGCTGCTGGAAGGCGAAGAGATCTATAACAGCTATATTCAGACGGCGTCCGTGTTTGTGCGCGGAGGGTCGAGGGTCCGGGAGATCTACAACTGGCTGAAGGGTTCCGGGTATGTGACCTTCAGCGGGGAACCGGACCGAAAGCAGTCGGCGCGGATCATTGGCGCGGTGACGCTGAACAAGCACAGCAAAAACATGGACGTGTGGGAAGGCGAAGTCCAGTTCTACTGCCAGCCTCTCAAACAACTGCTCCTGAGTGACACCGTGGAGATCACGACAAGCGGGAGCACGGTGTACAACCGGGGCGACGTGAAATCAAAGCCGCTGATCACGCTGACGGCCAGCGCCACCAGCGCCACGGTTGTGATCGGAGGGAAGACGCTGACGCTGACCGGCATCACCAGCGGGAACAGCTACCTGATCGACTGCGACGCGGAGGAAATGTCAGACACGCTGCGGACGACGATCATGACCGGGAAGACATCCGGACCGTTCCCGCAGCTGGATCCGGGGAGCAACACTGTGACAGGTACAGGGTGGAGCAAGCTGGCGTTTGACAGAAGGGAGCGGTTTTTGTGATCTGTGTTTTTTCGACAGACGAAACCGTCTTCACGGGGAACGGCGCGGCGGTGCTCTGCCCGCTGACGGCTTCCATCCGGATGGTCGCCGGCGGAGAATGTTCCTTTGAGATGGAGCACCCGATGGATCCATGGGAAAAATGGAAATACCTGGTGCGGGAAGCAATCGTCCGGCTTCCGGTTCCGAAGGAAACAATCCCGGCGGCATCCGTGGGATATGACACGGACGTTTACAAAACAAACCAGTCAGCGGCGCTGCGGGAAGGACCGAGCGAACCGCAGACGATCAATTACAACGCATGGGTGAGCACGACCATTTACCATGTGGGGGACAAGGTCACCTACAACAATAAAAACTATAAATGCACCTATTACGATGAGTTCTCCAGCACACGTCTGGCACCGCCGGACAGGAGTTCATGGTGGACAGGCATTGCACGGTATACAAGCGGGTCGCCTGTGCTTGTGAACCTTAAAAGCGGGACGGAATTGTATTTCATCGAGGAAGAAAGCAGCACCTGGTACAAGATGAGTACCACATACGGGCTGATCGGGTACATCAAAAAAAGCCAGGTCACGTATGACCGGCATATCAGCCCAAGCGATCTGCAGCCGCGGACCATCACGGAGCAGCTGTTCCGGATCAAAGAAGTCACTGTGGACAGGAAGAACGGGAAAGTCTCCGTCAGCGGGAATCACGTTTCCAATGATCTGAACGGCGTCCTGGTGCAGGAAGTGAGCCTGACGGACGCGGTGCCGGCCATGGCCATCGGAAAGATTGTCGAGGCATTCATGATGGATTACCGGGGGACCGTCGCCACGAACATCACGGACGACAGCGCCGGAACGTTCACGGGGACCATCAAACGGAAGAACGGCATGTTCTGCCTGACGGATCCTGACACGGGCATTGTACCCACGTTTGACGCGAGATTCACGCGGGATAACTGGGACCTGTTCGTGATCGAGCGGACCAGCGAGGATCCGGTGATGGTGATCCGGTACGGGAAGAACGTGAACGGGATTATCTGGAAGGTGAACAGCAGCGGGCTGGTTACCAGGGTGGTTCCGGTTGCGAAGGACGAAAAGGGCGACGACCTTTATCTGCCGGAGCTGTACGTGGATTCCGACTATATCAGCAATTATCCGGTCATTTACATGGAAACGCTGAACGTGAAGGGCCAGGTCGGGAAGGACGATGGAACCGGAACGGACACGGACTGGACGGAAGAGGCGCTTCTGGACGAAATGCGGGAGAAGGCAGAGGAACGCTTCACTGTAGATAAGAAGGACATCCCGGTGACGGACGTCACGGTGCAGCTGGAACAGCTGGGCGACACCGCGGAATACGCCTGGATGAAGGGACTTCAGAATGTGGTCCTTTATGACATCGTGACCGTGGAGGACAGCGACATCGGGCTGGACATCGACATGACGGTCCAGGAGATCGAATACGACTGTGTGGCGCAGCGGATCACCGGAGTCAAACTGAGCAATAACATTTACGGCGAGAACAGGACGGTCGCCGGTTATAACATCATCAACGGAAGCCTGACGGAGAACAAGCTGGCCGGCGGCGTGAAGGATAACATCATCAGCGACGCGGTGGACCAGGTACTGAGCATTATTGAATAACGGAGGGATAAGGCATGGCTGTTTACAAGCGGGACATAGCGGATATAAACCTGGAAACGGGGAACATCCACAGGTCGTTTCTGAAGCATTCCATCGGGTACAAGGATCAGCAGGCGGATCATTTCGGGATCCGTGTGTTCCGGGACGGCGAGCCGGTGGACCTGACGGGCGTGGCCGTCCAGGGCATCTTCATGCCGCCGCAGGGGGATCCGATCGCCATTACAAGCGGGAACATCGTGGACGGGAACGTGGCGGAGGTCATCCTTCCGCAGGCCTGCTACAACTATGACGGCCAGTTTTGCCTGTCCATCAAGCTGGTGGACAGCACCAACAGCGTCACCGGGACCATGCGGATTGTGGACGGCATGGTGGACAACACCCACGCCAGCGGAACGGTGGCGCCGACGAACGCGGTGCCGACATATCAGGAGATCATCGCGGTTTATGACGAAATGGTAGCGGCGACAGCTGCGGCGAACGGCGCGATCGCGGCGGCATACTCCAGCAGCTCCACATATAAGGTAGGGGATTACTGCATCCATGACGGCGCACTGTACCGCTGCACAACGGCGATCACGACAGCGGAAGCATGGACAGCCGGACACTGGACGGCGGCTAAACTGGGGCCGGACCTTTCTGATTTAAAGAGCGCAATAGATGCGAGTGTTGTACTGCAAGATTTTACACCCACATTACGGAAGGGAAAGTATTGGAAGTTTGCAGATGGCACTTCCGCAAACAGCGTAAAGTTTGCGAGTACATATTCAATCTATGGTTATGGATACAGAAATGCCATAGAAATGCCCGGTACTACATATCTTTATTCTATTGTTTATGTGGACAGCAATAGTAATGTTATCGGAACTGTTGACCCAAAAAGGGAGATGACAATTTTCCCAAGAGAAGCTGTAACTCTGAAGATTAATTTCAAACGTGCAGACGGTGAGGATATTACGGATGCTGATGTAACAGCGATTGCTTCAACGGTAAAGTTCTATCAGTATACTGACCCCACTCTGACGATGAATGATGTTCCTGCAGATGCCAAAGCAACAGGGGAAGAACTTGGGAAAATAGATAAATTTGCGAATGACCTTTTAACTGCCATTTTGCCGGAACAGGATTATACGCCAACTTTATATAAAGGGTCATACTGGAAGTTTGCAGACGGTAAAACAGCACAAGATGCACGATTTATCAGAACGACAAGGATTTATGGAACATGGTACAGGAACGCAATGATGTTAGACAATACAGATTATCTGTATTCCATTATCTATGAGGATATAAACAAAAATATTATCGAAACGGTTGACCCTACTATTGGATTTACGGCATTCCCGGAAGAAGCATATTATCTGTGCATTAACTTCAAACGTGCGGACGGTGCTGATGTTGAAGATAGCGATGTGACAACTATTGCACAGGATGTAAAATTCTATACAAAAATAACTGAATCAAATGGCGGTGAAGAAATAACCGATAACCTTTTCGATATAAGTGCATTGTCATCAAATGTTTCGGATAAAAATAATAATTTAGTATTCGGAACAGCAAGTCAACTGAACGGACTAACATTGATTGATATATCAGGAGAAAACGGCGGGACATTCAGTTTTGAATGGGACTACAAAAACAACGGTGGAAAAACGAATGAAGTTGGTCCGTGCGTTGTCGGTATTGACGAGAATGGTGATGCTGTTACCGTTGAATCTGTTGTAACAGGGAACACATACGAAAAAATCCTGCTGACTAATTTCAAGGATTATGTTCATCGGTCTTTCGCTTATATCTTCCCGCCCACAACAGAAAAAATCGTTTTTGGAACGCATGGAACTACAGACAGCACAGTTTATACCTTCAGAAACATAAAAATAGTCAAGCTTCCGAAAGAAAAAGTCAGAAAGATGCCTGATTATTATCCGCACGGTTCTTATAGGGATTATATCGCACGGAATGAAGCACAGAATGCAGGATTCCTTCACGATGGTAATATTCTGCAAATGTCTGAAACCCCGTCCTCAATTCCTGTTGGTGATAACCATATGGGATATAATGAGTTCATTTCATCCACATGGGACACGCTTTTGCCTGATAATTATACAGAAGGTGACCCGTATAATGAAGAAACAACCAAAATTCATAATGTAAAGGTTGAACGTGTTTCAAGGTGGAACAGTACAACCTATGGCAGTAACACGGACAGCTATCCAATTTACCGTTATATCTTCACTCCGCAGACAGGATATGACAAAACGCTTTTCCTGACTTCTGGATGCCACGGAAATGAAGCAGA